AACAACGCTTTGGCCATTACGGTCGCTGAACCGGTTGGGCATGGAGTGGTGATCAAACACTCAAAGCTCAAATAAAATCAGCGGCCAGTAGAAGTGCGCGGTAATCATCAAGACTAGTCTTGGTGACATCAAGAACAACTTCTTCGAACAGGTCAATAACGTCATAGCCAGTTAAACCGTACCTATGGTAGCAGAAACCGTGAAACTCATCATAAGAACAAACGCGGGGTTCGACCAACTTGTCGCGAATCCCACGCAAGGTGATGCCGGCTTCACGGGCATTCCAACTAACATAAGCATCGGCATCCCTAAATGCGGTACGCCTTTCTTTATCCACGAAAGACCACTCGTGGTTAAAACGGTCAAGAAAGATGTCACGCAAAAAGGGAACGAAACGAAATTCATATGCATAACCGACCGCCTTGCCTGCAAAATAGGCATGGTCGCTCAGTTGCTGGTTGAGATTAGCACGCATGTTGAACTTGGCAAGATTCTTTCCCATTAAAGGCACAGTGAAGTGGAACCCAGAATAAGAAGGAATAAAATTCTTGCTAAGAAAGGAACAGTGCACAAGGTGAGTCCTACGAAACACCTTAGCTTCCATCTTAGCTTCAGCTGCCAAGCTCTCATACGTCTTGCAAGCGTAACGCTTGAGCCCAACTATGCGGGCCAGCATATCATCACCGAGCAGGAGGGCTCGGCTCCTTTTAGCACGGATGACTATAAGGAAAGTGTAAAGAATGCAACCATTCCACATGCAGTTGCGGAAGGTAGTATCGGTCGCCCCAGTGGGCAGCTCATGATCAAGCTTTGCGGACACGCCATGCTTCTTGTTTGTGACTTCGAAAGAATCAGTTTTTGCGTGTAAACGCAAAAACCATTCAGGACAACCAAGACGGCGCATGAACATGACCTCAAGTGCTTGAACATCGGCACACTGGAGCATGTCATTCTTAGAAAAATCACTCTCAATAAACTCACCATCTTGTTTATCAATGAAAGGAACGTAATCGACAGGCGTCTTCTTGTACGCAAGTCTGAACTGATAATCGCCGGAAGTGCCCTCGCAGCACAAATTAAAACGGCGCATCAGCTCATTGAAAATGGGCCCGGAAACCGCGTTGTACAGATCAGTACCTTTAAAAATCACGCGGGGGGCCCAATTGGGCTTGTGCCCGACCAAAAGTGCCTCAGTCTTAACGAACACTTCCTTGCGGGAGTAGTCCTTGAGGCGGGAAGTACAAAATTGATCAAGTGCATTGACCATGCGAACTTGTTTCTCTTGACCAAACTTCGAATTCCAAGAATCAAAAAGATCCTGGTTCCAAGTGAACTCAGGCAAAAAATCAGGACATAACATGTTAAAGAATGATAAGGAACCGGAAATTATCCTAGGTGTGGCCCGATCATGACTAAGATAATTGCACCGTTTCCTAAAAGCGGCCATGAAATTGTGATACCCGTTGTCAGGGACAACGGGATGGAAACCTTTCAAAAGGGGCCCACCTTGCCGGACCAACATGGGGTCAACCTGCCAAGATTTCGGTATCCCAAAATTGGCTCCTTTGATGGGATATATGGCAGGGTCTGCAACGGCATGGTAGGCAGCAGCCAGGGCCAGGTGAGGCACCTGGCCCCTGATTGTCTTATCGCTGGTGGTGGTGGTGATGGTGGCGG